GTACCATCAGTTAACATACCAACGTGGTCGTTGATATACATTTCAATAGCAGCAGCATGTGCTTGCTTTATGTCTTCACTTGAATTAGGTATTCCACCTACTTCTTTTTCTGCCACAGATAATTTGTTCCAAATTTTATCAGGTCTGTTCATACTAAACGCTCTATACCCTCTTCTTCTTAAATAATACAACAGTCTTGGTTTGTTATTTTCTGCAAGTATTGGCATACCATAAAACACTAACGCCATTAAAACGTCTTCAAAAAATATCTCAGCCGTTTGTGGCCTTGCTATATATTCTAAAAAGAATGTATTTGCTGGAGAGTCTTCCATTGAGAACTTAGTTAATCCATGCAAAGCTCCCTTAGACCCTGTCCCATCTACCGTTCCTGATATATCGTATGAGTCACAACCAAAAGCACCCATGTGCTCATTGCCAGGATATTTAACCCCTCTTTTTATTACCACATTATTTTGTAATTCTGGAGATGGCATCCAACTTAATTTAAATCTTCCTTTGGGGTCTGGATTAAAAGTTACTTGAGTGTCTTTAACACCATTAGCCCATTGAAAATTACCTGTTGTTAATACTGATGAATTACCGTTACCCTCATTGTAATCTATCTGCTCATATATTTTAACTAAGTTAAACAGGCTATTACCTGTCTCATCTCTAAACGCGTGCTCTTCTGTTCTGGGAAACTGACGATAAAATTCATTTAAAGCGTCTTGATCTTCTTTTAGCCCATGAGCTTCATTCTCCCAGTGGTCTACTACTCCATAATCTATTTCTACTCCATGTGGATCAAATGCTTCTTGCTCAGGAGTATTAAACACGGGTTGTCCATATTCATCAATAAATCCTTCGTAGTTCCATTCCATAGGGATAAACAAAGAATATAATCCTGACTTAGTCTGTCCATTGCGATTTCTTTTTGTGACATCTGAATTATAATATAAGTTTTTAAAATTATCACCACCCTTATCTAAGGCATTGGAAGTTGATCCCATCATACATTTACCTATAATTCTACTACCTAATCGCAAACAAGTTTTTGTAACTCTCCAGTTGTTTTTTATATTATCAGGTCTTTCCCACTTACCACTTTCATCGTGTACTAATAAAGATAGTTTTTCACCGTCATAACTATTATCACCTGTATTTTTCCAGTCAATAGTAGTGTCAAGACCCTCCATGTCATCTTGCTCTTCGCGTTCCCTCATTTTTTTACGCGTAAACTTTTTTGCTGGTACCCTGTAAGCGAGCTCGGACTTTGGTCGGTCCATACCGTCCTGTATTGGCTTGAAGAAGAATGGATAATTAATACTAATAGGTACCACTTTGTCTGTAAACATCTTTTTAGCATCGGCACCTGTTTTAGATAATATACCAAATCTACTATCACTAGCTAATGTGGCTAAATTAACAGTTTCAGCTGAACTCATAAAAGAAAAACCGGAACGTCTATTTTTTAAATAGCACATTCCATAACTTCTTTTATCTGCTTTACAAGCTTCCCAGAATATAAAGAATAA